CTTTATGTTATTAAACATTGTTTTTTTTGGGGAGTAAAAAATGAAGAGAAAACTCATCGATTATGATGTCTTCAAGCAGATTGAGCGCAAGTTTCTCCAGACAGCTGAAAAAGAATTAAATGAAGCTGCTGATGCTATTGCCAAGGCTCTTGATAAAGACAATATTGCTTTATTCGGTATTACCGAAAATGAAGCTACTTTTGCTACTGATCAAGGGACACTTGTCCACGCAACTTATATTATAGATGATTCCAAGCTTTTGCTTGAAAATATCGAAGAGTTAGTTGTTGACGAGTCTTCTCAAATTAATGAAGGCAAGAATATCATTGACAGAATGGTTGATTCTATTCTTGATGATAACAAAGAAAATGCAAGCGACCTTTTCTCAAATTACTTCAGCCTTCCTTACATTCGTGTTAGTCTTCAAGAAGGTGTTATCAATGAGGCTAAAAAGCATGGCAAAGGCAAAGGCAAAATGCCTCCTCAGCTCGCAGCCTACCTTAAGAAGAAGTCAGCCAAGAAAGGCAAGAAAGGCAACAAAGATGACAAACGTGAAGAGCTAGTCAAAAAGCATTCTTCAAAGAAAATGGCTTTTATCGCTAAGAAAGCTAATGCCAAGACTGTTAAGGAATGGGCAACTGTTTCCAAGAATGTTCTTGATTATGTTGATTTCAGAACTTTTGGTGCTCCAACTTTGAGCGAAACCGTTAAAGATAAACTTGGTAATGTCGTTACTGTTGCTATTCCTCGTTCACAAATTAAGAATGAAGCTAAGATCCTTTCATTCAATTGGAAGACTCTTAACACAGATGTAATGCACCAAAGAGATCTTATGAGACTTCTTTCTCATAACGCTCACTGGGGTCTCGCTTGCAAAGACATGAAGAAATGTAATGCTATGAGCGATTCATCTAAGCTTCAAGAAACCATTGAAAATGTTGCAGCTGCTTTCCCAAGTGTTGTATACCTTACTGAAGGTGAACTTGCAAAGCTAATTAGCGACACTTTGGTCAGAGAAAATGTAAAGAACTTTGATGATGACTCTTGTGTTTTCCTAGCTGAAGGTGTTCTAAGAACATGCTACGACACATACAAAGATAAAGTCAATCAAATCTTTAAGATAGCAGATATGTTTGAATCAGATAGCTACGAAGGTTTCAAACATGCTTCTGAAATCATGGTTGATAAACTTAACGAAGTTTCCAAGACTGAAAAGATGGCTTTTGAAGATACTTACAAGGCGCTTAACAGCCTCGCAGGTCTTGCTGAACATTTCGGAGACGCTTCCATTAAGCATGAAATTGCTGGTTATATGGGTGATATTGAAAATGCACTAACTGGCAAAAAAGGCTTTGATATTGATGTTCTCGAAGAAGCAGCTGCTATGCTTAAAGCTGCCGCTAATCTTCCTATGAGTGGTGATTGGCATGTATCTGACAAGGTTGGTAATACTGTAACAGGTGATATTGAATCAATGTCAAGATACAGCAAAATCGATGGAACTCCCGGCAAATACGCTTCAACAAGATCACCTTTTGTTAGCAATGGTAAAGATTATGACAAGCAAGGTATCGAAGATCTTAGGAAGGGTTATTTGACTCATGATGGTTCTGATGTTTATCCAAATATCAAGAATCCTTATGTTCCCAAGTCTGGCGATTATAAGATTCATGGTGAAAAGACTATTGATTCCGATAGTGATGTTCTTGGTTATGATGATGGTCCCGGAACTTGGGATAAGTTAAAGAATCCTTATATTCCTTCAAATGGAATGACATTGGCTCATAGTTTCAAACTGCTTAAAGGCAGCGAAAGGGGTTGATGTGAGTATGCTACTTGTGGATTGCTGTTCCAACGGCGGCATTCACATGGGTCTGAATGAGTCCACAACTGGCGGACTCACCAGATTTCGTGGGAAGTTTCAGCAAGCCGATGAAATTAACAAAAATAATAGATGCTATAGCTATGGCGTTTTAGATAAAAACATGCAAGATTTAGTGGAATGTGTTAACGCAAGAGGTTTGGTTGGTGAATTAGACCATCCTTCTGATTCCATTATTCACTTTGAAAAAGCATCCCATGTCGTAACAAAATTATGGTGGGAAGGAAAGTCCTTGATGGGAGAAGGAGAAATCCTTAACACTCCACATGGTAAGATCCTTAAAGCTCTTATCAATGACGGAGTTCGTGTGGGAATTTCATCCAGAGGTGTCGGTAACGGTTCAACAAATGATAAAGGTGTCTTGATGATCACAGAATCATACAAGCTCATTACATTTGATGCAGTTGCAGATCCTTCAACTTATCAGGCATTTCAAAGGAAAATTACTAAGGAAAATTATAATCCTAGTAATTTTTCCACAAAAAATGAAAGCAGAAGCATACATACTGTTAATAAAGATGCGTTAATAGCTTGTTTAGGCGGGCTAATTAAGAATAAAACCAGTAATATAATAGGGAGACTGTGAGATGAACAAGATTTTCAATTCATTAAAGAAACTTCTTCCAGCAGAGCATATCAATGAAGTTGCTCAGTCTGTCAACGAGATGCTGGAAGAGTCAAAGAAAGAAATGGAAGCTGAATATAATAAGAATCTCGAAGAAGCTTATATGCAGCTTACCAATGAACTTTCTCAAGCTGAAAAAACTGCCTATCATGGCTATAACGAAGCTTACGCTATCATTAACGATCTTCAGGAAAGACTTGGAACTCAGAAAGCTGAGTTTGAGAATGCACTTGAAGAAGGTTATGAAGAAGCTTATCAGATGCTTCTTGCTGAAAGAAGCAACAAGAACAGCGTCGAAAGCGATCTCTATGAAGAGTATGATGGCAAGCTTAAGGAAATGAAGGAATACATCGTTGACAAGGTTGACGAATTCCTCCAAGTCAAGGGTGTTGAAATTTACGAGCAAGCGAAGAGAGATCTTCTTGCTGATCCTCGTATTGTTGAACACAAAGTTGCACTCGACAAGATTGTCAACATTGCTTCCGATTATATCGCTGGCGATGAACAATTCTTCTCAACTTCCGGCAAGCTTGAAGAAGCCCGTAAGTCATCAGAAGATCTTAAGGGTCAGCTAAGAATCATGGAAGCAAGGAACATTCGTCTTTCAACCGAGAATACGAAGTTGAACGAAAGTGTTCGTAGAGCTTCCGAAGTCATTGGTGAACACCGTGTTGATCGCACAAAAAGAGTCATCAGTGAGCAGAAAGAGCGTGGAATGAAAGCAAGAGTTGCAAGCGGGAGAGGTCAGTTAGTAACTGAGAATGTTCAGGTTATTTCTGAATCAAACTCAGCGAATGTGGACAACGATCTTCTCGTTCTTTCCGGTGTTAAGAAATCTAAGTAAGTTTATAATAAAGAAAGGTAACTACAATGAGTCTCAATTCAACTTATTTGAACGAAGCTAAAGAACTAGAGAGCCGTTGGGCAAAAACTGGTCTTCTCAGGGGTATCGAAGATACTCATACCCGTGCTGCAACCGCAGTGCTTCTTGAGAACCAACGCCTAATGCTCGAAAGAGAAAAGCTATTTAACGAAGTGTCAACCGACACCGCAGATGTCGCACAGTTCAAGAGGATTTCAATTCCTCTCGTGCGCAGAATTTACCCACAGTTGATTGCTAACAAGATTGTTAGCGTTCAGCCACTCCTCGGACCAACCGGCTTGGTGTACTATCTCCGTTTCCGTTACTCCTCCAACAAGGGTAGCGTTCGTGGAGCTAGCAACAACGGTGGTTTCCCCGGAGACGATATTAACTCACTCCAGCAGCTTGCTGATGGTACTGCTAACCTCGATGTTTATTATTCTTCACAGTTTATTAACAACGAATCAACCAGCACCGATGCAGGCGCAGACGTTAATAGCGTATTCAGCCCACTTGAACACACTCCAATCCTTGCTGGCACCATTACTGGTACTGTTTATGACGGTTCAACCGCTGTTCAGACATTCGTTGTCTCTTCAAGCGGCACCTTCAGCTTTACCGCAATTGGTTCACCTGCTAACAGAGCAACAGCTGGTAGCATCGACCTTACCACTGGCGAATTTACACTCACTTGGGATAATGCACCCGGTCCAAACCACTGCACAATCTCTTATGAGTACAATATGGAGTGCAATCAAGATCTTCCTGAAATCAATCTCGTAATTGAATCAGAAGACATCGTTGCTAAGACCCGTAAGCTCAAGGCTGTATGGTCTTATGAAGCACAGCAGGATCTCCGTAGTCAGCACAATCTTGATGCTGAAGCTGAGTTGACCGCTGTTCTTGCACAGGAAATCAACCTCGAAATCGACCGTGAAGTTCTTGGTGACCTTCGTAACAACGCAGGTACGGTTTCAGCTTGGGACTTCTCAACTGCAATCGGTCAGACCATCAAGGAAAAGTACGAAGCCCTTTATGTTAAGATCATCGAAGTTTCTAACGTCATCCACAGAAAGACCCTCCGTGGCGGCGCAAACTTCATCGTGACCTCACCTGAAGTTGCTTCAATCTTCGAAACAGCAACCGCTGGTTTCGCTCCTGCTCCTTCTGAGACCTTCACAAGCTCACTCGGCGTTCAGTATGTCGGTACGGTCGCTAACCGTTATCGTCTATACAAAGATCCACTCTTCCCAAGCAACCAGTTGCTTATGGGTTATAAGGGCGACAGCTACATGGATAGCGGTTACTTCTACTGCCCATACGTTCCACTCACCCAGACCCCAGTTGTTCTTGACCCAGAGTCCTTCTGCCCAAGACGTGGTTTGCTTGTTCGATACGGAAAAAAATTGTTAAGGGAAGGCGCAAAGTTCTACGCAAGATTGTCAATTGCAAATTTCCGAGTATAAAAATATTAGATCTATCTCAAATAGATACGAGGAACCCGACTTTAAAAGTCGGGTTTCTTTTTTTTGTAAAATTAACAATAGAAAGACTTGCGTAGAACCTATAAAATTTATGGTAAAGAGAAAAAAATTTTAAGCTTGATTCTGTATTAAGGTGATGTTAACATGAATGTGTTACTAACCAAGGAGTCAAACATGAACATTGATGAATTTTCCCAAAATTATTCTGCTTTCAAAGATGCTGAAAAAATACAAATAAAGTGCGATTGTGACGCACATAAAATAGCTGAAGAAATTATTACAATTGGCAAACAACCCGCTAAAAGAAATATTCAAAAAAATGGCAAATTTATTTGTCGTGAATGTTCAATGCATTATTACAACCCAATGACGAAGAAAGGAGAAAATCGACAAACAAATGAAATTATCAATGTAGTTTGTCCTGATGTAAATCATAGTGGTGATTGTATGAGACAAATGAAAAAAAGTGGTTATTTTGGTCTTTTAACAGAACCATATACTCAAATTTGTGGCAGTTGCGTTCAAAGAGGAAAAGTTGTAAGTGAAGAACAAAAGGCTAAAATTAGCGAAAAATTAACAGGTATAGAAAGAAGCGAAGAATTTAAGCAAAAAATTAGTGATTATATGAAAAATAATCCAGAAGGTATTGCAAGAGGCAAGAAAAATCTTTTTGAAAATCATTGCACGACTGGGATGTTAGGGAAACATCATTCTGAAGAAACGAAACAAAAAATGTCTGAAGCAATATCAGGTCGCATTTATACCGAAGAGCATCGATCTAACATTTCTTCTGGTCGTAAAAAAATGTTGGAAGAACAAGGTGGATTTAGTCAAGAACATCGTGAAAAAATATCTAAAGCAACGATTCAACAATATAAGGAAGGATTTGATCCTAATACCCATCATTTGAAAGGCAGACATCAATCATCTAAAGCAGGAAATATTCATTTCCGTTCTTCATATGAAAAAAAAGCCTATCTTAAGTTAGATGAAGATGAAAGTGTGAAAACATATTCAATTGAAGATGTGTCAATAGATTATATTCATCCAAATAAAAAAATAACATCTCAATATTTGGTTGATATGTTGGTAGAATATTATGATGGAACTAAAAAACTAATAGAAATTAAACCAGAAAAAATGTTAGAAGATTCTATAGTTCAAGCTAAAATAGAATCTGCTAAAATAAAAGCATCTGAACTTGGCTATGAGTTCGAGGTTTGGACAGAAATGGATTTATTTGGTCATGTTTATAATAAGAAAAACATGAATTTGTTTATAGAAAAGATACGGAACGGCGAAGTTTAAATAACTATTTCACTTTCTGCATTTGCCAATAAAGGCAAATGCAGATTGTTTGTATCACTCAAGCACCAATAAATTTTAGTTAAAGAAAGGGCATCAAGTGCTATTTGGCATTTGTAACATGGTTTAGCCAGTCTAAATCGTCCATGGCGGTTGATTTTTAGGCTTAGGATCGTAGTTCTCTTGCTATAGTGCTTATCATCGAGTTTGAGTAAAAGATCGGCTTCAGCGTGAAGGAAGGGGTATTTCTGCCAATGCTCTATATTGAATCGTTTAGCTAATCGATAAGCTTTAGCAGAAGTCATGATTGGGTTATTCTTGCCTATTGCTAATATTCTATTTTTTCTAATAGCAAAAGCATAATGATAGAATGGACGAGATGTTTCTCCACCCCAATCTTCCATCATAATTTTAACACATTTTTCCAGATGA